GTCTATGATTATAGCAATATGCTAAAATTTCTTCATCGGCTCTAGGACGTTGTAATATAGTTAATTTTTTTGTACTAGTATTCCAATAAAATTCAAGAAAACTACCAAACATACGACCTACTAGTTCTTGTTGTTGTGCAAAGAAATCATAAGTTGCTAGACCACCGATGCCGCTACCTGCTAACAAATATGTATTTGTGTAAGCTAAGTTAAATGGTTCAAACAGACTGCCGCCATCAGCACTAGCACCTAATCTACTACCTACATTGCGTCTAAATAGTTGTCTAACTTCGATAACTTCATTTGGCAATGTATATTCATTTTGATCTGGATTTAGTGCAATTACCAAATAACTTTCTTCTACACTATTTTCACTTCTTTGTCTAAATTTACTTAAACTTTTTACAAGTGCTGTTTCGTAGTGTATTGGATCAAGTTCAACATCTACCATGCCTCCGCCGAGGAATGCATTTACGTAATCAAAAATTTCTTGTTTTTCAGTAGTCAAGTCTGCCATATTGTTCTCCACTAGTATTTATCGTAACGATAAATATACATATGCCTAGATTAAGTTTATATAGACCGGAAAAATCCAAAGACTTTGACTTTTTAGATAGTATTATCTATGAACAATTCACGGTTGGCGGTACAGATTTAAATATACACAAATATATCGGTCCAAAGAATGTATCAGCAGATGATGCAACTATCGAACAACCTATATACGATGTAATTTCAGAAACAAACATTCAAGACTTGTTATTTCTAGAAAACAGAGATAGAAAATATGACAACGATATTTACACACTCAGAGGTCATTATAATGTTCAAGATACTGATTTTGATTTAAGTCAATTTGGCTTATTTTTACAAAATGATACAATATTTTTGACAATACATATTGCCAGCAGTGTAAAAACTTTAGGCAGAAAAATAATGAGTGGCGATGTTATAGAATTACCACATATGATTGATGAATATGCTTTAAATGACTTCAGTGTTGCGTTAAAAAGATTTTATGTTGTAGAAGATGTTACACGAGCAGCAGAAGGATTTTCACAAACTTGGTATCCGCATTTGTATCGACTAAAATGCAAACAAATAATGGATTCACAAGAATACAAAGATATTTTAGATTTACCTGCAGAAGAAGGTAGTAGTAATACTTTACGTGATGTTTTAAGCACTTACGAAAAAGAAATGCAAATAAACGAAGCTATCATCCAACAAGCAGAAGAAAATGCAAGACTCAGTGGTTATGAAACAACACAATTTTACACATTAAGTGTTACAGAAGATGGAGAAATGGCTATTGTTACCGTTGACCAAGAAACATTAATTTCTGACGAACTTATAACATCTGATCAAGTTTTTGAAAGTCCTAACGGAACAGGATATATTGGTTATTTAGTTGGCGACGGTATTCCACCAAATGGTGCATTGTACGGACAGGGAACAGGCTTTCCATCGCAAGCAGGTGAGGGTGATTATTTTTTACGTATAGATTTATCTCCAAATAGATTATTTAGATATGATGGAAATAGTTGGAGAAAGGTAGAGGATAAAGTGAGAACAACACTAACACCAACAAAAGACAAAGATACTCTAAAAGGTTCGTTTATAAACAATACAAATGTAAATACCATTGCTGGAGAAGAAGTTGTCGAGAGACAATCATTGAGTAAAGCACTTAGAGCAAAGGCTAATAATTAATGCAATATTTTTATGACGGACAAATACGTAGGTATATAACTCAAATTGTAAGAGCATTTAGTAAATTCAGTTACAAAGATGCTGATGGGGATTTACGTGAAGTTCCTGTTATGTATGGTGATATAACTAGACAAGTAGCAAGTATAATTAGAGACAACAGCGAAAACAAACTGCCAAGTGCTCCGCGTATGGGTGTTTATATTACTGGCTTCCAGATGGATAGATCTAGACTAAGTGATAGCAGTTATGTAAGCAAAATTAATCTTAGAGAAAGAGCTTATGATACTGCCACAGGTGAGTATTCAACCGAACAAGCAAAAGGATATACCGTAGAAAGATTGCATCCAACACCATATACCTTAAGTGTCAATGTAGATGTTTGGAGTACAAGTACTGATCAAAAACTACAAATACTTGAACAAATTTTTATGTTGTTTAATCCTGACTTAGAATTTCAAACCACAGACAATTATATCGATTGGACAAGTTTAAGCGTATTACAATTAGAAAATATTAACTTTAGTAATAGAACTATTCCTACAGGAACCGAAACTGAAATTGATGTTGCAACACTTGGATTTACTGCGCCTGTTTACATTTCGCCACCTGTCAAAGTTAAAAAACTTGGAATCATTACAGATATTATTACAAGTATTTTTAACCAAGACGCAGGTACAATTAGTTTAGAAGGATTTAATCCTTCAACAGATAACAATGTTGGGGCAGCAAGTGGAGTAACCGTATTACCAGATGGAACTCTAGTAAACGAAGATGGAATTAGATTGAATACAATTGTAGCAACAGGACAAGATGGCAGATTTGATTTGAATAATCCTATCGTTGTAAGTTATAGAAATTTTGACTTAATTGTAGAAGACGAAACAGGTAAAATTGCTAAAAACAGAAGTTTGCGTGTTGGAGATATTAGTTGGCTTAATATTTTAGAAGCAGAATTGCCAGCAAGATACCAACCTGGTATTAGTCAGCTTAGATTAAAACGTGCTGAATTAATAAATGAAATTGTAGGAACATTTACATTAAATGCTGATAATGATAAACTAATTGATATAATATGGGATGTTGACACTTTACCTAGCGACACTATTATAGAAGGTCCGGTTACTACATCAGGAAGTATTAACAAAATTATTAATCCTAAAGTATTCAATCCATCTACAAAAACTGCTGGTTATAGATTACTTACACTAGATCCAATTGGTTTCAAAGTTGAAAGACGCTTTACCGTAGAAACAGCATCAACAAGAATTGATACAGATATAGATTATTATGTTGCTGAATCTGCATCAGGGTCAACTCCTGGACGCAGAGCAGACACGGTAACAAGTTGGCAAGTTGTTATTAATGATATTCCTGTTTCTTCAACGTCACGTAATATTGATGATAAGTTTGTAATAGACTTAGACGAAATGCCATCAGTTGATGACAAAATTGTTTACATCTTAAACTTAAACGAAGATGGAGCAGATGCGTGGAAAAATTTAGACAACTCTGACTTTGTAGCAGATGCGAATGACATTATCGAATGGGACGGATCAAAATGGAATATTGTTTTTGATGCTAGTGAATCTGGAAAAACATATATTACTAATTTAGATAATGGACAACAATATTATTGGAATCAATATTATTGGCAAAGCAGTGTAGATGGATATTATCCAAGAGGAACATGGCGTATACAATTATAAAATAATTATTTTTATGCAGAAAATTATTTGTAGTGGTGCATTATTTTATTCATTAGAAACAAAACGTTTTTTATTTTTACATCGTACTCAGGGTAAAGCAAAAAACCTATGGGGATTAGTTGGCGGTACTAACGAAGGAACCGAAACACCTTGGGAAGGATTGAAACGTGAAATACAAGAAGAAATATCTTTTATACCTAATATTAAAAAAACTATTCCATTAGAAACATTTATTAGTAATGACGAACACTTCCATTTTCACACATATTTGTGTATAGTGCAAGAAGAATTTATGCCTAAGCTAAACGGAGAACACGATGGATATGCTTGGACTTCATTTGATAAGTGGCCAAAGCCATTGCATCACGGATTACAAAATACATTACGTGTTAAAAGAAATAGAACTAAATTATTAGATTTGTTTAAGTTGATTGATATAATTTTATAAACTGGTCGTGTAACCAATGAAAATTGTTAATTTTTTCTAATTCTTCTTTATTGTCTTTGTAAGTTTCGCCAAATTCTCGACCTGCTTTTGCACCAGCAATTGCTGCTCTACCAAACGGTTTATCGTCGCCTCTGGTACACCAAGCATTAAGTCTAAATTCAGTTTCGTCGTCTTCCTGTCTTGCAATTGTTTTACTTGCTAACTTTGCGCATTCTCTAAATCCGCTGCGCCATGCACTATAGGCATCTGTATTAAAGTTTGTAACATTACTCATTGCAGGAATACTTTTAAACTTATCACTGATACTTGTAGTCATGTCAGTTGTAGTCATATCCATTGTACGTGTTAGCCTTGTTGGCAATAATTTAACTCCACCATACCCGTATACCAATCCGTTAACAGGGTTGAAACTACGCCATACATGTACGGTATCCTTACCATCAATATCGTATGCAGGAACATAATAATTAAAATCAAATTCTTCTAATATTTCTGCATCTGCGTCTACAACCCAAAACATTTCAGTGTCAACAAGTTCTGCTGCTCGTTGGTGTGCTTGGTGTATACCTTTGATGTTTTGAACACGTTTAGCACGGGGAAATCTTTGTAAAAGTGTAGCATAGTTTTCGTCAGCATTTGGCTCACCGTTTTGAATAAAAACAATATCATAAGGCACAGGTAAACTTGCAATTTCTTCGTATTCTTTTTTTACAGCATAAAATCTATAATCAATTTCTCTTTGACTTAAATTGATGTGTTTACTTGTAAGTGCAACACCATCATAAAATTCTCCATTTTTCCAAACATGATTAATTTTACGTTCGTACTGATTATGATGACTAATATACAAATCAAAATTAAATTCATCTTTCAAATTTATATTATCATTAATCATATAAAACATATCAGCACTAGTTTCATTTTTTACATTCAAATAATCTTCATAATCATTAATTGTATACACAGGGAAAGGTTTAGGATTACTTGCAATTACTTCCCATTCTTTTTTCTTAATGTAGAACCTATGTTCAACTTCTTTTTCACTAACTAATAAGTTTTTACTATATAAAACAATACCATCATAATTTTCTCCATTTAAAAACACGTGATTCATATTACGATCGTATTGATTATGATAGCTAAAATATAAACTAAAGTCAAAATCTTCAGCAACATTAACATCACTAGGGACACCCCAAAACATTTCAGATTCTGTATGATACAATGCTGTAGTGTAATCTTCGTATGTATCAATTGTAAATTTATCGTAAGGTTTTGGTGTACTTGCAATTACTTCATGTTCTTTTTTATTGGTATAAAATCTATGTCTAATTTCTTTATCATTTACAAATTCTTTTGTGTTCATTAACACAATACCATCGTAACTATCACCGTTTAAAAATACATGGTTAGTACTTCTATCTAAACTATCAAGATTGTTAATATATTCATCCCAAGCAAAATCCGGTGATACTTTTACGTCACTAGGAATAGCCCAAAACATACTTGTACCGCAGCTTTCAATTGCACTTCTATATTGTTCGTAAGTATCGATTGTAAATCTTTCAAAGTCTTTTGGTTTACTTGCTACAACATCATGTTCAATTTTATTAACTAAAAATCTATAGTTAAATTCATTTTCTGTAATGATTGCTTCTTTGCTGAACAAATAAATTCCGTCATATTTGTTACCATTTAGCCAAGCATGATTTTGTTTTTTATCTGCAACATTGTGATATGGAATATAAAAATCAAATTTAAAATTATCATCAATTACAATATCCTTAGGAATTCCCCAAAATAAATCTGTGGTACTATGACGCATCATATGTAGATATGATTGATAGTTGTCCATTTCAAACTTATCGTATTTTCTTGGATTACTTGCTAAAATTCTTATTTCTTTTTTATTAATAAAAAATCTATTGTCTAATTCTTTTTTGCTAGGATTGTAACTTTTTGGACACAGAGCAATTCCATCTAATGTATCAATATCACCATTTCCAAACACATGAACAAAATCTGTGCTCCATTCGTCAGGTGTATAACTAAATTTAAAAGTTTCTCTTACAACGGTGTCATCATAAACAATCCAAAACATATCAGTATAACTTTGTTGTCTAGCAGATTCATAGTCTTCAACAACCTGTATACTCAAACCTCTTTCTTCAAGTTGCTTTAAATTGTCTTTGTTTTTTCCAATGTAAAAGATATCAAACTTGTCAACACCTTTGTATGGATCATAATGTCCACAAATGTGAGGATGTTGAGTTACTTCATATTCTCCTGGTTTTGTAGGAACTAATCTTACTCTGTTCCAGTCTTTAACATCTCTACTTTTTTTATAAACATATGGATAGGCATGAATTGCTACTTGTGCATCAGGCTTTGGTCTAAAAAACCAAGGAAAACTATCATAAATTTTTATGTTTTTATCAACAAGCCAAACATATTCAGTATCAAGATTTCTATCCCAAACTTGTGTTAAATCATTTGGATTATCTGTATATAAAATAGGAAATTTATCAAATATGTGATTTTTTAAATAATC